GTGCCTATTAGTATTAATTATCCTTTTTTCTTTAAACCTATTCAAGATGGTATGGATCGTCCTAAAACTGAATTAGCGTATAGAGTACCAGCTAGTAAGTTTACTCGTAAAAAAATAACTTCTAACGAACAGCTAGAAGAATTAGAAGGATTAGATACAACTATTGATTGGAAAAATACAGGTGACAATAGCTATGACGGTGAAAAACTAGCATTGTTAGTACACGATGAAAGCGGTAAATGGGAAAGACCTGATAATATATTAAACAATTGGCGTGTTACAAAAACATGTCTTAGATTAGGTAGTAGGATTATTGGTAAGTGTATGATGGGGTCAACGAGTAACGCGTTAGACAAAGGTGGAGATAACTTTAAAAAATTATACAATGCATCAGATGTCACTAAAAGAAATAGAAATGGTCAGACAAAGTCTGGTTTATACTCTTTGTTTATCCCAATGGAGTGGAACTACGAAGGATTTATTGACGAGTACGGAGTTCCAGTATTCACTACTCCTGACGCAGATGTGTTTGCCCCAGACGGTGAATTAATAGATATAGGTGTAGTTGATCATTGGAACAACGAAGCTGATGGTTTAAAAGGAGATCAAGATGCTTTAAATGAATTTTATCGTCAGTTTCCAAGAACTGAAGAACATGCGTTTAGAGATGAGACTAAAAACAGTATATTTAATCTAGTTAAAATATACGAACAAATTGATTACAACGAAGAAATGTCTTCAAGTATTGGTATTACAAAAGGTAATTTTCAATGGGTTAATGGCGTAAAAGATTCACAAGTTATATTTTACCCAGATCCAAAAGGTAGATTTAAAGTTAGTTGGGTACCATCTCAACAACTACAAAATAGAGTGGTAATTAAAAACGGTATAAAATATCCTGGTAATGAACACATGGGAGCATTTGGTTGTGACTCTTATGATATATCAGGGACTGTAGATGGAGAAGGTTCTAAAGGAGCATTACACGGCTTAACCAGGTTTAGTATGGAGGACGCTCCTGCGAATAGCTTCTTTTTAGAATACTTATCAAGACCACCTACAGCTGAAATATTCTTTGAAGATGTTTTAATGGCACTAGTGTTTTATGGTATGCCAATACTTGCGGAGAATAACAAACCACGTCTTTTATATTATTTAAGACGTAGAGGTTACAGAGGGTTTAGTATGAATCGTCCTGATAAAGTTTGGAATAAATTATCTGTAGCAGAAAAAGAAGTTGGAGGTATACCAAACTCAAGCGAAGATATAAAACAAGCACACGCCGCGGCAATTGAAATGTATATACAGGATCATGTTGGTGTAAGACAAGATGGTAGTTTTGGAGATCTTTATTTTAATGAATTACTAAATGATTGGGCTAAGTTTGATATAAATAAAAGAACAAAGTTTGACGCAACAATAAGTAGTGGTTTGGCTATTATGGCTAACAATAGACATTTATACGCGCCAAATGCAAAAGTTGAAAAATCAAAGCTAAATATAAATATCTCCAGATATAATAACACTGGAGCTAATTCACAAATAATAAAATAAATATGGCATATTCTAAAAGTTATTTTCCAAGTCAAACTGTAAGCGATGCTGAAAAGCTTAGTTATGACTACGGTATGAAAGTAGCAAAAGCTATAGAAACAGAATGGTTTAATGAAGATAGAAGTATTAATAAGTACGCGTCTAATGTTAAAAATTTTCATAATTTAAGATTGTATGCTAGAGGCGAACAGTCAATACAAAAGTATAAGGATGAGTTATCTATAAATGGTGATTTGTCCTATTTAAATTTAGACTGGAAGCCTGTTCCAATTATACCTAAATTTGTAGATATAGTTGTTAATGGTATAGCTGAAAGAACTTATGATATAAAAGCTTATTCTCAAGATGCTTATGGTGTTAGTAAACGAACGGAGTATATGGAGTCTATATTGGCTGATATGAGAACAAAAGAGTTAGATGCTTTTTCTAAACAAGCTTTTGGTATATCTTTAGCAGAAAATGATCCAGCTACATTACCAGATTCTGAAGAAGAGTTAGAATTACATATGCAGTTAAACTACAAGCAAGCTGTAGAGTTAGCTGAAGAGCAAGCGTTAAACGTTTTGTTTGAAGGTAATAAGTATGAGTTGATTAAAAAACAATTTTACTATGATTTAACAGTGTTAGGCATAGGTGCTGTAAAAACAGATTTTAACACTTCAGAAGGAGTTGTAATAGATTATGTTGATCCAGCTAACTTAGTTTACTCTCACACAAATTCACCTTATTTTGATGATATATATTATGTTGGCGAAGTTAAATCAATACCTGTAAACGAACTAGCAAAACAATTTCCTCATTTAACCGAAACCGATCTTGAGGATATAATGAAAAACAAGAAGCACAACAAGACTAATTACAATACTAGATACTCTTATAAGCAAGAAGATAATAATATTATTCAAGTTTTATATTTTAATTATAAAACTTATATGAACGAAGTTTATAAAATAAAAGAAACTGGAACTGGTGCTGATAAAATAATACCTAAAGACGATACTTTTAATCCACCACAAGGTAAAGAAGGTGAATACTCAAGGTTATTAAGATCTATCGAGGTTTTATATGAAGGCGCTTTAATTTTAGGTACTGACAAGCTACTTAAATGGGAGATGTCAAAAAATATGATGCGTCCTAAAAGTGATTTTACTAAAGTTAAAATGAATTACGCTATTGTAGCGCCTCGTATGTATAATAGTAAAATTGATTCATTAGTAAAACGTATCACTGGTTTTGCTGATATGATACAGTTAACGCATTTAAAGTTGCAACAAGTAATGTCACGTATGGTTCCTGACGGTGTTTACTTAGATGCAGACGGTTTGGCAGAAGTTGATTTAGGTAACGGAACTAATTATAACCCACAAGAAGCGTTAAATATGTTCTTCCAAACTGGTAGTGTAATTGGTAGATCGTTTACGCAAGATGGTGATATGAATCCAGGTAAAGTACCTATTCAAGAAATAACATCTGGTAGTGGTGGTAATAAAATGCAAGCTCTTATAGGTAATTATAATTACTATTTACAAATGATAAGAGATGTAACCGGTTTGAACGAGGCTAGAGACGGTAGTATGCCAGATAAAAATGCTTTAGTAGGTGTGCAAAAATTAGCAGCTGCAAATAGTAATACTGCAACTAGACATATATTACAAGCTGGTTTATTTTTAACAGCTGAAACAGCTGAGTGTTTATCACTTAGAATATCTGATATTATAGAATATTCACCAACTAAAGATGCTTTTATACAAGCTATTGGTGCACATAATGTTGCTACGTTAGAAGAAATGTCTAATTTACACTTATATGACTTTGGTATATTCTTGCAGTTAATGCCAGATGAAGAAGAAAAAGCTAGACTTGAAAACAATATTCAAATGGCTTTACAACAACAAAGCATTGAACTTGAAGATGCTATTGATTTACGTGAAATTAAAAACGTAAAACTAGCAAATCAAATGCTTAAAATACGTAGAAAGAAAAAGCAAGACAAAGATCAAGCTATACAACAGCAAAATATACAACTACAGTCACAAGCAAATGCTCAAGCAGCACAAGCAGCGGCACAAGTTGATGTTCAAAAAAACCAAGCGTTAACACAAAGCGAAGCTCAATTAGAACAAATTAAAGCTCAGATTGAAGCTCAAAAAATGCAACAAGAAGTTAACTATAAAAAAGAACTAATGCAATTAGAGTTTCAAATGAACATGCAGCTTAAAAACGCTGAAGTAGAAGGCATGAAACAAAGAGAAAAAGAAAAAGAAGATCGTAAAGACGAAAGAACAAAAATACAAGCTACACAACAATCAGAAATGATTGAGCAAAGAAAGTCAGGTAAAGCACCTAAAAACTTTGAGTCTGCAGGTAATGATATACTAGGTGGAGGATTTGATTTAGGTAGTTTTGAGCCTAGATAAATTTATTAATTATTATTATATTATATTATGGAAGAAAATAAAGAAAATGTAGTTGAAGAAACTACACAGCAAAACCAACAAGATCCAGGTGATGAAAACGTGGTAAAAGTTGATGAAAGTAAATTTAAGTCTATTGGAGACGATAACGTTATAAAAGTAGATTTAAGCAAACCACCAAAACCAGAAGAAAAAAATGAAGAACCAAAAGAAAACACAGAAGCTGAAACAAATACAACTGACGACAGCGGAGTGGTTGCAGAGTCTGAAAGTACCGAGCCCACACAAGAACAAGAAGAAGTACAACCGCAAGCAGAAACACAAGAAGATTCAGTACTAGAAGAAATAACTGAAGACTCTAATAAAGAAGAAGTTGCTGAAGTAGAAGAAAAAATAGAGGAAGCTATAACAGAGGCTGAAGCTACTGGAAAACCAATACCAGAAGATATTCAAAAGTTAATGGACTTTATGGAAGAAACTGGTGGTGATTTAAATGATTATGTTAGGCTTAATCAAGATTATAGTAAATTAGAAGATAAAGATTTATTATATGAATACTACAAACAAACAAAGCCTCACTTAAATCAAGAAGAAATTAACTTCCTTATGGAAGATCAATTCTCTTACGACGAAGAAGAAGATGACGAAAGAGATATAAGAAGAAAAAAATTAGCGTTAAAAGAGCAAGTTGCCAACGCTAAAAGCCATCTGGACGGGCAAAAGTCCAAGTACTATGAAGAGATTAAAGCTGGTTCAAGATTAACCTCTGAACAACAAAAGGCTTGGGATTTTTTTAATAGATACAATAAAGAGTCAGAAGAGACTAAAAAACAAGCAGAAGCACAAAAATCTAATTTTTTAAATAAAACTAATAGTGTTTTTAATGACAAGTTCAAAGGTTTTGAATATAACGTCGGTGATAAAAGATATAGATTTAATATAAATAATGCTAGCGAAGTTAAAGAAGCTCAAAGCGATATTAATAATTTTGTCAAAAAGTTTTTGAACGAAAAAAATGAAATGTCAGATGCAGCGGGTTATCACAAATCTTTGTATACAGCAATGAACGCAGATGCTATTGCAAAACACTTTTACGAACAAGGTAAGGCTGATGCTATGAAAAATAGCGTTGCTAAAGCCAAAAATGTTGATATGAACCCAAGACAAAGTCATGGCGCAGTTGAAACAAGTGGTGTTAAGTTTAAAGTGTTAGGTGATAATTCTTCTGATTTTAAGTTTAAAATTAAAAACAATAAATAACAATTTAAAATTAAAAAATTATGGCAATTACAGGTGTTCCTTCGGGAACTATTGCTCCAGCTCCAGCGCAACAGACGCTAGCATCGAATTATATCGATTTTACGTCTAATACTACTGCTGGATGGGCGCAACAATATTTACCAGATCTTATGGAAAAAGAAGCTGAGATTTTTGGAAACAGAACTATCTCAGGATTTCTTTCGCAAGTAGGAGCTGAAGAGGCTATGACAGCTGATCAAGTTGTATGGTCTGAACAAGGAAGGTTACATTTATCATATGTCGCTACAGTAGATGCTGATGGTGATACAAACGGTACGTTAACAATTACTACTGATATAGATGGTGATGACACAGTAGGTTCAACTACTAGTAGAACCCACGCTATTAGAGTTAACGATACAGTATTAATAGCACAGTCAGGAAAAGTTGTTAAAGCTTTAGTTGTTGAAACTCCAGACTCAAACGTAGTTTCAGTTGAGCCTTACGCAGAATCAACTTTATCTGCTGCTGGTCTTTCTGATGGTGCTTCAACTGTATTGGTTATTGGTTCTGAATATGGTAAAGGTCAATCTTACTCTGATATTACTGGTACTCATAGTTCTGATAGACGAGAAGCTATTGAGCCAACGTTCAAGCATTTTGACAACAAACCAATTATTATGAAAGACTACTACGAAGTTTCAGGATCTGATGCTTCTCAAGTAGGTTGGGTTGAAGTTTCTGGTGAAGAAGGTCAATCTGGTTACATGTGGTACTTAAAAGCTGAAGGTGATACAAGAGCACGTTTTACTGATTACTTAGAAATGAGTATGATTGAAGCTGAGAAAACAGTTGCAAACTCTGCTATTGGTTTTGCTAATAAGCAAATTAGAGGTACTGCTGATTCTGGTGCTGGTGGTTCTGGTACTGAAGGTTTATTCGCTGCTATTGAAGCTAGAGGTAATTTAACTTCTGGTGTTACTGGTGTTAACGCTGCTACTGATTTAGCTGAGTTTGATGCTATCTTAGCAGAGTTTGATAAAAATGGTGCTATTGAAGAAAACATGATGTTTGTAAATAGAGCTACTTCGTTAGCTATTGATGATATGTTAGCTTCAATGAATTCTTACGGTGCTGGTGGTACTTCTTACGGAGTATTCAACAACTCTGAAGATATGGCATTAAATTTAGGTTTCTCTGGTTTCAGAAGAGGTTCTTATGACTTCTACAAATCTGACTTCAGATACTTAAATGACAAAGCTACAAGAGGTGGTATTAACGATAGAGCAGGTAGTGCAGCTATCCGTGGTGTTATTATTCCAGCTGGTGTATCTTCTGTTTATGATCAACAATTAGGAAAGAACCTTAAACGTCCTTTCTTACATGTTAGATATAGAGCTTCACAAACTGATGACCGAAGAATGAAAACTTGGGTTACTGGTTCTGTTGGTGCTACTACATCTGCACTAGATGCAATGCAAGTACATTATTTATCTGAAAGATGTTTAATTGTACAAGGTGCTAACAACTTCATGTTAATGAACTAAGCATTTATTATATTAAAGACCGGGGCTTCGGCCTCGGCCTTTTCTTTTTATTAATTTTATTATATATTATATTATGGCAAAAAAAACAAAAAACACAGAAGTGGTAGAAACGCCACAGGTTGTAGAACAACCAAAAGTTGAAACACCAGTTGTAGAACAACCAAAACCAAAAAGAGTTGAAAAGAAAAACACAATACTAAAAGATGGTTGGGAGTTAAAAGATAGGATATATAGACTAACAGGTAGTAAAAAACCTATATCAAGATCTATTAGATCTGCCAACATACATTGGTTTGACGAAGAAAAAGGTTACGAAAGAGAGCTTAAGTATTGTCAAAATCAAAAAACAGTTTTTGTTGACGAAATGAAAGGCGATCAAAGATTAGAACATATTATTTTTAGAAACGGTATGTTAATTGTTGAAAAAGAAAAAACAATTTTACAAAAATTACTTTCTTTGTATCACCCTGATAGAGAAAAATTATTTTACGAAGAAAAACCAGTTGCAGTAGCAACTAATGAAATAGCTTGGTTAGAGATGGAAATAGAAGCGTTGAACGCTGCTAAAAACATTGATATTGATATGGCTGAAGCTATTATGCGTGTAGAAATTGGATCTAAAGTATCAGAGATGAGTTCTAAAGAATTAAAAAGAGATTTACTATTATACGCTAAAAGAAATCCTGATTTATTCTTAGAACTAGTAAACGACGAAAACGTTCAACTTAGAAACTTTGGTATTAAAGCAACTGAATTAGGTATTATTAAGTTGTCTTCAGATCAAAGAACATTTACTTGGGCATCTAATAATAGAAAACTAATGAATGTTCCATTTGATGAGCATCCTTACTCAGCTTTAGCCGCTTGGTTTAAAACTGATGAAGGTATGGAGATTTACTCTAATATTGAAAAAAGATTAAATTAATCTAACTGTAGTGGTAGTCGCCCTACGGGGCGATTACAAACTACAAACTTATATTATATGGAAAATAAAAAATCAAAAGGTTTAGGTGATACTGTAGCAAAAATAACAAAAGTGACTGGTATAAAAAAAGTAGTTGATACTGTTGCTAAAGCTACGGGTAAAGATTGTGGTTGTGATAAAAGACAAGAAACTTTAAATAGATTATTTCCTTATAACAATTAAAAATAAATTATGGCAGTAGGTATAAACAATGTATATAAAAAAGTTTTATCATTAGCTAATAAAGAACAAAGAGGTTATATTACACCTCATGAGTTTAATACATTTGCTGATCAAGCTCAATTAGAAATATTTGAACAATATTTTTATGACAAAAACCAGTTTACGAGAACTAACGGTAATGATGGTGAGTATAGTGATATAATACATAACTTAAATGAAAAAATAGCTGTATTTGAAAGAACTACTGCCATACAAAGCAACGGACAAATTTTAGTAGATGATTTTTATAGATTAGGAACTGTAATATATAATCCTGGTACAGGAGAGTTTACCGGTACAGTATTACAAGAAGTTGAGTCAGATGAACTTTTACGAATGAATTCATCACTTTTATTGAGACCAACAGAAACTAGACCAGTTTATTTAAGAAATTCTTCTAGTACTTTAGGACATCTTATTATAGGTTATCCTGTGTCAGTTCAAGATAATTTAGTTTGTACTTATATAAAAAAACCAAGAAAACCACAATGGGGATATGTGGTTGTTAATGGTAGAGCTATGTATGATTCTGACGATAGTGTTACTACTAATTTTGAATTACATCTTTCAGAAGAAAATGAATTAGTTTATAAAATACTAAAAATAGCTGGAATTGCTATAAAAAGATCTGATTTAGCAAGTGCTGGTCAAGGTTTAGAAGTTGCACAAGTTCAACAAGAAAAACAATAATAAATGGGATTACAACAATATACAGCTCAAGAATATTACGAAGAAGGTATAGGTGAAGGAAAGTACCAGTTTACTCCTTTAAATCAAGTTATAACAAACTTTGAAATAGCTTATGTTGGAGAAGATAAAATAATACCAAGAGTAAAAAGAACTGATATTGCTTTTCACGCTCAAAGAACTTTAGCTGAATTATCTTTTGATGTTCTTAGGTCTTGTAAAGCAGAAGAATTTGAAGTACCTCCTTCTTTGCAAAAAATGCTACCAATAGATTATGTTAACTACACTCAAGTATCTTGGGTAGATAGCGCTGGTATTAAGCATAGAATATATCCAGAAAATAAATCATCTAATCCTAGTATTCATAGATACCAAGACGAAGATGGTAAGTATTCTATAAGTATGCAAGTTAAACTAACTCAAGGATCTAATATTTTTGAGTTAACTGGTGATTGGCGTAGTCAAATAATAGTTGGTATGAGATTTGGTAGTCATTCTTACATAGCTACCCAAAGCTATGCACATGAAATATCTTATAATGCAACAACTGATATAACTTCTGTTACTGTAAAAAACTCAGATGGTACTGTTGATAGACCAGCTGGTGTTGGAACTGGTGTTAATAGTATACCACTTAATCCATTTACCTCTGCAAATGATGCTGTTGTAGAATTAACAGTGCAAAGACATAACGTACTTGGTATACAAAGAGCCACAGATAATACATATGTTGAAACTACAGTTGCTGCCGCTCCTAATGTTGGTGATAACATTATAATAGTTAGTGACACATCTGAAATTAAAGCTGGTATGTTAGTTTCACATCCTGGTTTTCCAAATTCTCCTGGCACAGGTCCAGCAGCAAAGGTAATAAATGTTGGAACTTACCACGTGGAATTTGATACGAATATTACAAATCCCATTGCAAATGGTAGTACAATAGGTTTTCTTAAAGTAGGAGATCCTGATTCGACTACTTGGGAAAATTACAAATCATCAGATTCTTCTGAAAATACTATTAATGATTATCAAGATTATCAAAATGATATATACTGGCCAAATGAAGGTAGAAGGTTTGGTTTAGATCCACAGCGAGCACAAGTTAACGGTTACTTTTATATTTGTGGCTCGGGTAAAATACATTTTAGCTCTAACCTAGCTGGTAGAACAATAGTATTTGACTATATAAGTGATAGTTTAGCTAACGATGGTGAAATGCAAGTACCTAAATTAGCTGAAGAAGCTTTATACAAGTCTATTATTTACGCTATATTATCTACTAGAGCAAACGTTCAAGAATATGTAGTTAGAAGATTTAAAAAAGAAAAATTTGCAGCAGTTAGAAATGCAAAAATAAGAATATCAAATACTAAATTAGAAGAAATTACTCAAGTTTTAAGAGGCAAATCGAAACAAATAAAACACTAGTACATGCCAGATATTAAAAATCAGTTTACCGGTGGTAAAATGAATAAAGATCTTGACGAAAGACTTGTTCCCAAAGGTGAATACAGACATGCTATGAATATACAAGTGTCAACTTCAGAAGAGTCTGATGTTGGTGCTCTTCAAAACATATTAGGTAATGTACCTGGTTGTAGTTATAATGATCCTGGTGGTATTATAAATCAAAATCCAATACCTAGTGGTTCTACTACTGTAAGCTCTATATCTGACGAAAAAAATGATTCTTTATACTGGCTAGTTGCTGGTCCAGATGCTACTAATTATGATATTACAACTTTAACACCAGGCACTTCTGCCTCTGGCGCAATAGTTCCTACTACTATTTCGTTTAAAGATTTAATAATGCGTACTAATAGTGATACTAGCATAGCACAGTCTGGCTGTGAACCTGTTTTTGTTGATCTATATAAGTTTTGTACTACTATAGAGCCTAATTCAGGTTCTAATCTCACAAATCAGTTTCAACTACATAATCCTACTATTACACACAATAGTATTATACCTGGTATGAACGTAACAGGTTTTATTAATGGCGCTCCTCAGTTTGGCGCCGTTGTTAAATCTATGGGTGGCGTTAATACTGGTACTGCAACTTATACTTCAGGTAGTTTCACTATACCTCCTACGCCTGGTATGACACAAGGTGTTGCGGCCTCCTCTCTTCTTAGAGTTAGAACTTTTGATACAAGTATGAGTGGTACTGGTGTTTATGATTCAATTGTTATAACTTCTAGCGCTACAAATACGATCCCTATAACAAATGATCCAGCTTGGAGTCTTCATCAACAACATGGTATAATATTTCAATATATATGGACTATAACTCCAACTACTTTAACTATGCCAACAGCAATACAATTAAACGCGACTTGCCAAACTCCTTTTGGTTCGGATGGAGAAATTGTAGATATTGCTTATAATCAAACAATAGAAGAGCAACCTGGTTTTGGGCCTTTAATTAATTGTAATATAATAACAGTTGTTCCCACAAATCCTTCTACTTTTTATCTTTTACCTACTGCTGTTAGTAATGGTGATTTAACACCTACTGGTATTGCTGGTAGTCAAATGGATTATTATCCTAGTGGTAATTCTGCAAACTTAAACTTTACAGCTCCACCAGCTATAAATCCTACAGTTCCTGATAATACTATAAATATAACACCCGCCTCTGCATCTAACTCGTTTTTAGATGAGATATACAATATATTGTTTGAGTATCAAGGTAGCGGTATAAGTGTACCAACTGGCGCTGAGTTACAAATAGATCCTTTTTACGGAGCTGGAAATCTTTTTCTACCTAACTCATGTATAGATCCAGCCTCTGTTGTTGATGTTAATAATGGGTTTAGTGCTGGTAATAGTGGCCCAACAACTTATGCTAATGTTCTTCATATAATGGAGTGTGGCACTGCTCAACAGCAAACAGCAACAGGTACTTCAAATATAGTTTATAGTAATTTTCCTGTAAATGCTTCAGCTTTTAACACAAACGGTCTTAGTTTAAGATTTGTTACACAAAGCCAGTTTGGTGTTGGTAGCTTTATATTTTTAAATAAAGATGTTGAATTTAAAGATGTAGATGCTCTTTGTTTTGACAACCCTGAAAGAGTTTTAAATTTTGATAAAGATAGATTAATAACTGGAATAAATATTGTTGATGATATGTTATTCTGGACTGATAATTTTACTGAGCCTAAAAAAATAAATATACCTAGAAGTATAGAAGGTACTGAGCCTGATGGAAATAGACATACTGCTATTGTAAATACTAGTACAGGTTACAATTTAACAAACTATAATCCTGTTAAAGAAGAGCACATAACCGTTATTAGAAAAAATCCTAAAAACGCTTTAGAACTTGAGCTTAAAACAGGTAGAGATGATGTTTCTTTAAATTACTCTGGTGTTGTAAATACTACAGATGGTACTGTACAAAGCAATATAGTATACTCTTCAAACAATACTGTTATATATGACTTTTCAACATTAGAAATAGGTGATAAAGTTTTACTTGAAATACCACAAGATGTACTTGGTAACACTATTTTTGATTTAGAGTGGCAAGTTGGAGAATATGTATTTTTAAAAGAATTTGATCCAACTGGCGCTTCTGAACCTTTACCTTTATCTGAATTTACTATAAGAGGTTTAATAGTTAATTCTGTTGACAATAACTTTAGTTCAAGCACAGGTACTGTTCAAGCTGAAATACAAATTGTATCGGTAAAAGGCACGCCTCCATCACCACCATCAGGAACTACAACGCTTTCTTATACTATTGATTTAGAAAATAGAGAACAAGTAATATTTGAAGATAAACTACCAAGGTTTTCCTATAGATATAAATATGCTGATGGTGAGTATTCAACATTTGCACCTTTTTCTGATATAGCTTTTGTTCCATCTAGTTTAAATTATGATGCAATAAAAGGTTGGAATAAAGGAATGATAAACAGTCTTAGATCTGTTGTAGTTAGTGGTTTTTCACCATTTTTATTTAACACATCTTTGGGTCAAGATATAACAGAAGTAGATATATTATATAAAGAAGACTCTTCTCCAGAGGTTTATGTTGTAGATACTTTAAGTGGTTTAGACATACCACCAGTTGGAGGTGTGTTACCTTTTAATTCTGGTAGTTATGAAATAAAATCTGAAACAATTAAAAATATATTAGGCTCTAATCAATTGCTTCGTTCTTTTGATAATGTACCTAGAAAAGCATTAGCACAAGAAGTTACAGGTAGTAGAATTGTATATGGTAATTATATACAAAATTACGATTTAAAGGTTGGGGATAAAAGATATAAACCTACTTTTTCAAGTTATTTAGATACTTGGACTCGATCACAAGAAGGTTCGCCAATAAAATCTATTAAATCATTAAGAGATTATAAACTAGGCGTTGTTTTCACAGATGAATATGGAAGAGAAACTCCAGTTTTAATTAGTGAGTCTGGTGGTTTCAATGTAGAGAAAATAAATTCTGATAAAGCTAATAGATTAGCTGTTAAGCTAGAAAGCGCGGCTCCACAAGAAATGGCTTATTTTAAGTTTTATATAAAAGAAACTTCTACAGAATATTACAACTTAGCTATGGACCGTTGGTACGATGCAGAAGATGGTAATATTTGGTTAGCCTTTCCTTCTGTTGATAGAAATAAAATAGATATAGAAACTTATTTGTACTTTAAAAAAGGTTCAGATGACACTGTTATAGAAAATAGTACTAAATATAAAGTTTTAGCTATAGAAAACGAAGCACCAGAATTTATTAAAACAAGAAGAGTACGTATTGGTACTGTTACACATGATAGTTCTAGAATACTAGTATCTGGTACTTCACCAACTTATTCTTATGTTTTTGGTAACTCTACTGGCCCACTTGATGAAGCGCCACGTGTTAACGGTATTTCTTTTTCAGTAAACTATGAAGACATATTTACCTCAACTAGTCTATCTAATTTAGAAGATATTCAAGAAGATTTATATGTTCAGTTTGTTAGCTCTACTGATTACTCTGCGCAATACAAAATTTCAGAAATAACAATTGATAGAACGCTAAGTGGTTTTCCGGCTGATGCTAAGTACTTTATAACTCTTGATACTAATTTAAAAGAAGATATAGAGTTTATATTTGACAATCCTAGTGCTCCTACAGTTATACAAGATGGTGTTAAACTTCAGTTTAAAAAAGCACTTATAGAAAACGCTGCAAAATACGATGGTAGATTTTTTGCAAAAATAGAAAACGATGGTAAGATTAAAACTCAAATAACAGACGATTCTATTGGTGTTAACTATATTGAAGCCGCTAGTAAAATGGTTTATATTTTAGATGATGACGAAACTTTAAAAACCAGGTCTTCTAATACATATACTGATGGTACTGACAATAGAATACTAATGGATAACTCTGGTTATGTAGGATCAGCTTACACAAATAGTAATCCTGGTGGTGAAAATTATAATTTTTTAGCTGCTAGACAAACTTATTTTGGCGCAGTAAGAACAGGGCAATTCCCCCCTGCTGCACCTGGAGTTGCTACAATGGATATAGTAACTGAAAACAACGGTGTTTGGTTTATAGATAGATCAACTAAAAAATATACTAGTTACACAGCTGGTGTAGATGATAATGATCTTTATTGGAGTGGTGCATATGACATGAGTTCTTTTTCACCATCTTGCATGGAGTTTGGATCTGGTGGAACTGGTTGTACTGGTGCCGCAGCTACTGCGCACTCTGCAACGTGGGGGTTAGGACAAGGTATTAGAAACTTTTCAACCTCTAGTATTATTAATTTAGCTTTTGGTGGTATTGATCAAAACCCAACAACTGATGGTTCAGATAAAGGTGCTTTTACGCCTCCAATGCAAAAGATAGGTGGTACTGCTGATGAAGGTATTTGGACTATAGGTAATAATGAAGTTGCTAAAGATTATTTTTCTATAGGTCAAGATACAGGTAATTATGGTGATTCAGATACTAACAATTTTGTTGACAGACTAACAAGTGGTTTTAGTTTTAAATGGAAAGAAGATCCAACAGAGACAGTATATACTATTGACGGACAAACATATTACGAGCACAACGTGCGTTTTAACAGACAAGATGTTTTTGATAGTATTTCTGTAAAAGATGCTTTAGATGCTTCATCTTCTTATCACAAGCAATGGAGATTTAATGTGCAGCCTTCTATGCAAAGTTGGAATCCAGCTGGGCCTGTTGGTACTACAATGAATAGTGGGTTAAATTTAGGTGGTAATATGGACGTTATTAAGCAAGTAGCTAGTGCTGTTGTAGCTGGTGACACAATAATAACTCTTAACAATATTGATGGAATAGAAATAGGTATGTCTTTAGGTACACTTCTTTTTACTCAAACAACATTTCTATATACTACAAAAGTTACAAATGTTGATACCATTAACAATGCAGTAACAATATCTCCTGCAGCAAACGGCGCTGCGGCACTTTCAGCACCCGTTTTCTTTGGTCACACAATAAGACTTGTACAAGAAAATATATATGGTCTTACTAACACTACTGATCCAACTGAGAATTATATAGTAGTAGATAAAATAGAAGCAACTTGTGTTAACAATAATTTAAAGCCTCTTTATAGACTTCAAAAAGGCATGATGCTAACCGAGTTTAATATAGATGATACAGTTGTTGGAAGCGACTCTCCTGGTACTACTACTAGAGATAATAATATTATAATTAAAGAAGTAGGTGAGTTTGATAGTAGTATAGGTGGATATAGAATAGATTTAACTGGTTACCACACTCCACTACATTTTGATACAACAGTTGGAGCAACAAATCCTTCACTATTACTTGAATTTACTAACCCAAGTCCAACTTTATTTCAAATTGGCCAAAGATTAGTTTTTGAGCAAGTAACAATGAACGGTGCTAGTAATTTTACTGAAAATAATACTTTTGACACGTTTGGTACTAATTCTTTCTCTGGTGTTGGTAACGGAGAATCTGGTGGTATTGGTGCTGTAGGCTATACAATGCAAATGGTAGAGCCTATTGATGAGTACAGCGATGGTGGTAATTTACCTCCAGATCCTTTTGTTTGGGAGACAGAGCCTAAAGAAGACGTTGATTTAAATATCTACTATGAAATAAGTGAAAATAACCCAATGGTGTTAAATAATGACACTATAAATCTAGCTATACCTGTTGGATCTAGAGTAACAAATAGTTCTGGACTAGGTGGTTTTGATCAAATAGATCCAGTGTTTAGTATTACTCATAGTTCAGAAAACGGTGATGAAATTTTAATTAGTGGTTCGGGTATTTATATAGGTCCTATCACACCAGGATTTCCAACGCCAATTGCTGTTGGAGATACTTTGCAAATAACACGGCCAAACGGTCTTATATTTGAAGTTGAAATAGCAGAAATATTTCCAAACATGGTTCCAGCTGGTGGTGGTTTGCCACCAACTCCAGGTTTTTTAGCTAGAAGGTTTAAGTTAAATTCTTCGCTACACAATAGTAATTATATTTTAAATTGGCACAATTGTTATTCTTTTGGTAATGGTGTAGAGTCTAATAGAATTAAAGATGTATTTAACGCACCTTTTATAAATACTGGTGTTAAAGCTTCTACTACTTTACTACAAGACTACAAAGAAGAACATAGAAAATATGGATTAATATATTCTGGAATATATAACTCTATGTCTGGAATAAACAATTTAAATCAATTTATACAAGCAGAAAAAATTACTAAAGATGTAAATCCTATTTACGGTAGTATTCAAAAACTACATGCTGGTTGGGGACAAGGTGGTGATTTAATAAGTATATGTGAAGATAGAGTTTTAAAAATTTTAGCTGACAAAGATGCTTTATTTAATGCTGATGGTGATTCAAATGTTACAGCTACTAATAGAGTTTTAGGGCAAACTATACCATATTCTGGAGATTATGGTATATCTACAAATCCAGAATCATTTGCATCTGAAGCTTATAGAGCGTATTTTACAGATAAAGTTAGAGGTGCCGTAATGAGATTATCTATGGATGGTTTGACCGCTATATCTGATCATGGCATGAAAGATTGGTTTAGAGATAATTTAAAATTATCATCTAAGCTTGTAGGTAGTTACGATGATAGAAAAGACGAGTATAATATAACTTTAACATATGAAGATGAAAATCCTTATACTTTAAGTTTTAAAGAAAATGTAAAAGGTTGGGTTAGTTTTAAATCATTTTTTCCTGAAAATGCTAATAGTTGCGCTAATGAATATTACACTTATAAAGAAGGTAATCTATGGAAACATCATGTTGAACAAGTAGATAGCTCTACAGGTTTAGAAATAAATAGAAATACTTTTTATGGTGATTTTACACCATCAAGTTTTAAAGTTTTAATAAACGATTCTCCTGGTGTTATAAAAACTTTTCACACTATAAACTATGAAGGTACACAATCTAAAATAGATGAATTAAGAAATTATGATACTATAGATGTTGCTACTGGAGTAGTAAGAGATACTATTTATAACGATGAGTATTACAATGTCGATGCTAAAGAGGGTTGGTATGTAAAAAATATTATTACAGATTTAGAAGAAGGCGCTGTGCCTGAGTTTATTAAAAAAGAAGGCAAATGGTTTAACTATATAAGAGGAAAAGAAGGTAGTTCCGTAAACTCAACTGTAATGACTAATAATATTGCTGGTGGTTTTGGTAATGCTGATTTTTCTTTTCAAGGTATAGCTAGAGCAACAGGCGTAGATACAGGTCTTATTTATGGTTGTACAGACGTAAACGCGTTTAATTATAATTCTCTTGCAGATGTAAATCAAGTTTCAGAAACAGATACATCAGATCCTTGTATACCTGTTATACTAGGTTGTTTAGATTCAACTGCGGATGATGGTTATTTTGCCCCAATTGGTGATCCTATGATTGACGTAAATACTGACGATGGTGTTTCTTGTCAATATTATGGTTGTCAAGATGATGGTAATGACCCTTCTTTTCCAGGTAGACCAGTTCCTTATGTAGGCGCTGCTCTTAATTATGTTTTAAACGCAAATGTAACGCCACCTGGTTACGAGTGTACTTACGAAGTTTATGGTTGTACAGACAATGGACCAAATATAAACGGGGCAGGCGTAGTTAATGATATTGATGGTGACGGTTATGCCGCGTCTAACTACGACTCATTGGCAACTGTAAATGCTACATCTGCAATTGACCCTACAAATCCTTGTATTCCACATGTTATTGGTTGTATGGACGATGGTACTGATCCTGGCTATTCATCTGGAGGTGTTGATAGGCCAGCTAGTTATTCAGGAACAGCGTTTAACTACGAATCAGCTAACACTCTTGATATTGGTCATTGTCTTTACTGTCAGTATGGTTGTACTGATCCTGCTGCTGTAAATACATCGCCACCTGCAATAGATCCATATATTCTTTGTGATGATGGTAGCTGTACTTATGGTGGTTGTACAAAGCCAAGTGCTTGTAATTATGATCCTTTACAAACTGTAGACGATGGAAGTTGTAATTATTGTGGTGATACTGGTACTAACGTTATGAATTTTGACGGTGCTTCTCCTAGTTGTACTGCTAATTGTCAGTATTGTTGTGATCCTACTATTTTAAGTACAACATTTAATCCTAGTGGAACGGTGGCTACGATAAGTTGGCAGCCACAAATAAACGCTCAATGTGTTGAACCTGAAAAATACACTTTAGATTTAAATCAGATTATAAGTGGTGCTCCAACCTATGTAGAAACTAAACATGAAAACCATGTTACGGGTACTAATACATATTCTAAAGTGTTTAGTGGATTAAATGTAGGAGAAGATTATACTATATCAGTTAAAGCAAAATGTCAAAGTGGTCCTAATATTTTTTCGGGATCTGCTTCTAGTTTCTTTACAGCCCCGGCACCTGCTCCTATTGTTATACCTGGTTGTACAGATCCGTTAGGATGTAATTATAATCCTGCTGCAACTGTTGATGATGGTTCGTGTGATATGGATAATTGCAATGTTACAGCGCTTCAAGGCGCTATGAACTATAGTAATACTGCTAATTGCGATAATGGCTGTGTTTATTGCGAAGCGCCAACTGTTTCAATTAGTAGTCTTTATGGTACATCTGTAGTTGTTGAAGTAACTCCAGCACCAGCTCCCGCTGCGACAACACTTCATTATCAATATGTTTTATACCCAAGTAATTCATCAGGCTATCCTACAGGACCGCCTATTGAGATTGCAAATACTGTAACAGCGACTTTATACCAATTCACTGGATTAACTCCTGGTAATGATTACGCTGTAATGGTAACTGCAACTTGCAGCAGCTTCCCAGTTGTTAATAACGCTTACCCATCAACTTTAGCAAATTCTTTAAGTTTTCAAACTGTTAGTGGTGGTAATTGTGTTGTTCCAGGTGCTACAAATTGGGCTTGGACTTTAAATCAATGGGGTAATCCTGTTGGAGCAGGTGCGATGCCTGGAGCTGTTTGTGAATTTGAAGGTTGTACAGATCCTAATGCTGTTAATTATAATTTTGACAATCAATTTCCAACAGGCTCTGCTGTTGCATCTTACCCTAATGGTACTTTTAATTTAACAGGAAATAGCACGTTGTTTAGCTATGGTAACAGTATCTTAGGGTCTCCAGTTACGCAAGATGGAGATCCTTTTATGTACGGAGGCACTCCTACTCTTTCAGGTACTACTGGTATAGCTGTTGATAATGGAACGTGTTGCTATGTTGATGGCTGTATGGATCCAAATGCTTCTAATTACGATTCAACCGCTTGTGTTCAAACATCTAGTATTGTATGTCTTCCTTAAAAAATAAATTATGCCAATAGCAACATTAACATTTAGTTCACCTATAAATTCTAGCGCACAAGTTGGAGATATAGTTTATTACACTAATCCAACTTCAGCAACAGGTAGCGCTATATTACAAGCTAACACTTCTATTGTAACTAAGTTTGGACCTATAACTGATATAAGACCTGGTTCTAACCCAGAGATAGATGTTGTGTATGACCTAAGCTTAGTTAGTCCACCAGGTGTTGGTGCTTATATAATGTTTGAAAAAGATAAAAAAGTTAATTCTTCTAGCTTAATAGGTTATTATGCGGACATTGAGTTTGAAAATACTTCCAATACAAAAGTAGAAATGTTTTCAATTGGTTCAGAGGTTACAGAAAGTAGTAAATAAATAAAAAAATAAATTATGTCAAACGGATACGGAAGTTCTTCAGGTTCATCATATAGTAGTTCTACACGCGCGCGTCGTGTTGCAACTACACCTATACCTGCACCTACAACTACACCTACGCCTACACAAGCTCCTATTGTAACACCGCAACCACAAGTAGCACCGCCTGGTTTTCATTTTATGCCAGATGGAACTCTTATGTCTGACGCTGAGCACATAATGATGTTTGGTAGTATTGCTGATTCTAATATTATTAGAAGTTTAGACTTAGATTTATCTAGTATACCAGCAGCTGGAGAACAAAGAAGTTTTAGTGTAATAGGTGATAATGAAAGTGAGTTTATTTTAGAAATAAAAGATAAAGACACTGGAAAATACTATAACTTTGCAACTAATCTTTTTCAAACGGCTAGCGCTAGATTAGAAAAAACTATTGTTGGAACATCTTACACTGGCTATATTATTTTTCCTGCTGTTACTGGCTCTAGCGATCAATATGATATTTTTCTTTATGCTAAACCTGGTACTAGACACGCTAATTATGTAGAGGCTAGATTTGCAGACAATAGTTTAGATATAAACTCTTCTATAGGATCTAACTCTTTAATGATGCAAAAAGTAATATACCAATATTCAGCGCTAACACTAACAATGCAAGGTTATTCGCCTAACTCTACCGTTACTGGTACTTTTTCGTCAGAAACATTTACTGTTGATAAATTTAAAAGTAAAAATAGAACAGCTTTTTCTTTAACAGCTACAGCTAATGCTGCTACATCATATAAAATTTTAAAACAACCGTCACCGCAAGACGTGCTTTCTTATTTAAGCGTAACGGTTGGTAGTGATCCAGAGTTATTACCAGGTGAAGATGAATATCCAACAGCGACTCCAGCTTTTACTGGTGATGATGTAAATGGTGCTGTAACTAGTGGTACTGTAGTTAGAATGGATAATACTGACTTATCTGCAGTTATTACGGTTGGAGATAAAATAACAGCGGCTACATCCACTAGCACTATTGATGGCGCTATTGCGGATGGTGATAAAATAGTTTTAGATGATAATGTAGCAGACGTTATGGCTATTGGAGATAGAGTAACTGGTTGCGCGGCGTGTGAATCTAATGTTATTGTTGTAAAAAGATTAGATCCTGATGATGATAACGCTAAAGAGTTTGAAATTGAATTAGAAGGTGGGGGTGACGCTTCTACAGCTTTTGTTGATGGTGCTACGCTAACTTTTAGTTCAAAGGTAAACAGAAGCTTAACAACTGTAACTGTTGTAGGAACAAGTGGTACAGCCACTGATTTTACAATGTCTCAAGCAATACAGTTTCGCGATAACCAACCGTTAACTTTTACGCCTAGAAAAAATAAAAGATGGCCTGTAGATAACATAAATGGACTTTTTACTGGTAACAATGTAATAAAAGAATCTACTGATATAAATATTGAATCAGATACTTTTTTAACATCTTATAAAGAAACTGTAACTATAGACGCTGATACTGAAAACGAGCGGGTAGAAGTTAAAAGCAGTATACCTGCTATAGATACTAAAGATCAATTACCAACTATAACTGATGGTATTGTAACTACACAACTAGGTAGTGTTGTGTTTAATAAACAACAACCATTAGCGCTTGGTGGTGATACTATAAAAATAGCAGGCTATGGATTAAATAAAATATTTAATTCTTATGGTTATGAAATTTTACTTACTGATTTAGCTATATCACTAGATCCGATTACTACTACTACAACATCTACAGTTAGTAATAGTACAACTGTGCCAGTAGCTTCTGTTAATGGTGTTTTACCTTCAACAACTTCTGTAAGTGGTATAGGTATAGATCCAGCTGTAGATGATCCAATAGTAAATAGTAGAAGTGTTACTAGTGGGGCTGGTAATTTAGAGCTAAGCGCTGCGCAAACACTAGAAAATGGTGTTACTTTAACATACGCAAACTCTGGTCAATTAGCAACTATAACTGGTAATATAGAGATATTAAGAGCTGGTTCAAGTAATCAAACTATATATTTTGACTTAGAAAAGTTACTTTCTGTAACATAAAGTAAAAAAACAGTGAAAACTGTGATAATAAATAAATAAAAAGAATAATATGAAAACACCATTAAAAGATAATGGGCCTTACCAACCAACAGGAACAGAAACTACATATGACTCAACATCTGGAGCATATCAATATCCTGACATAAGTATATTTGATAGTAACACCCAATACCAGTTATTAAAAGAGCAAATAATACAAGGTCAAAATTTTGGACCACAAAATCAAATGGTTACTGGCGGTTTTTCAACCATGTTTCCACCTAGTGATACAACTACTGATGTTACTAAAACTGCTAATGGCTCAACTTTTGGTGAACGTTTTGTAGATAATTTATCATCACCACAAGCTATGATGGGTGTGGCTCAAGGTTTAGGTGGTATATTACAAGGCGCTATTGGCAGCAGTAGAAGAAGAAAAGAACAATTAGCTGCTCAAGATGAGTACGACAAAATGATGCAACAATACAAAGATTTAGATACTAGCAATTTATATGCTGATGTTGAAAACCAATATACTGGCATGGAAAACGTATACGAAGATTTAACAGTAAACAGACAGCAAGCAGAGTTTGAGCGAGATATGTTTAGACAGCAGCAAGCAAATATCATGCAAGGATTTTCTGCAGCTGCTGGAGGTAGTGGTATAGCTGGTTTAGCACAAGCGTTGGCAAATCAAGGTCAAATAGCTGCAAGACAAGCTGGGGCTAGTATTGGTGCTCAAGAATCTAGAATTAATATGTTAAGAGCTCAACAAGCTGGTAGATTACAACAACTAGAAAGAGCTGGTGAAGCACAAGCAGAGGCTATGAGATTAGCTGGCGCTGAAAGAGCTAGAGGCTTAGAATATAGACAAACAGCAACACAACTAGGTATGTCACAACAAAGATTAGCACAAGCAAATATGGCTAGAGCACGAGCTCAAGCAGCTTTATATGGTGGTATAGGTAGTTTAGCTGGAACAGCTGCTATGGCTGCAATAGGAGCAATACCTAGCTCGTCTAGCACAAGTGAGGCGTAAAAACAATAAATTAATATGGCAAAAAAACAATCAATATCATACGGTCCTGATTCAGCTTTAATAAGAGGTGAAGCAGATATAGCTAGATCAAAAGCTATGCTAAGCTCAGCTGGTGGAACTGCATTTGCTCAAGGACTTACTGGCGCTGTAATATCTAGTATACAAGAGCAAGAAAAAAGAAACTCTATTAGAGATGCTTATATGGCTGATCTTGGTGGTATTCAAAATATAAACTTGTTAGATGAAGATTATAACAAGCAAGCTGTTACAAACTTTGTTAGAAGTAAAAGAGATGAATATGCTAAATTAGCAGATGCTTATGCTAGAACTAAAGATACAGATATTTTAGATAAAATGGAGTCTATTAAATTTTCTTTTAGTAATTTAAATAACCAATTACAAGGTTTAACAGGTGAACGCAAAGCTTATTTAGATGCTTACGATAAAGGTCAAATAGTGGATATACCAGAGCTTGGTGATAATATATATACATCGGCATATACTAATAAAGGCCAATTTATAGTTGATGACTCTGGTAACATAGGTTTTAATATTGATGGCACTACAACTCAATTTAAAGATATAGCCGGTAAATACAATGTTAAAAGCAATATTGGTGAAACTTTTTCTTTACAACAAAATATTAACGCTAAAAAGCTAGGTGAAGGTGGTAGAAACTTTTACAGAGACGACACTAAAAACGCTTATATTTCAACGTTTAAACAAACAGGGCCAGAAGGTATAATGGTTATGGCTAAAACAGATTTAACTGGTGATAATGATTATTTTATAGGTGAAGGAGATAGCAGAAGAAAAGCTGGTAATTTATCTTTTGAGTCTATGTGGTCTCAAGGTATACTAGATGATAAATTTTACGAGCAAATACCTAAAGGCACTAGCTCAAAATGGATGTATGACAAGAAAAATATTAATATCTTAAATGATTTAATGTCTGAGTATTACACAGATGTTACTGAGTTTTCTTATAATCAAGGTAGAGATTTTTACAATATTAAAGAGCAGCAAAGACAAAATAGACAAAGTAAAAAAAGAGATGGAGCTAACGTTAAAGGCGGTTTTAAAACTTTTGACCAAATAGATAGTGTAGCTCAAGACATAAAAAACAAAACTTCTCATTACGGTTTAGATGGAGTTGGATGGGAGTGGAACGATGATGAAGGTGTTTTTATAAGTACTGGTGGTGTTAAAGCTAAAAAAACACAAGAAGAGTTGTTGGGCTTTAATCAAATAAAATATCTATATCCAAATTTGCTTGGAAGTAGTGTTAACACAGAATTTAAAGACTAAAAGTACATGAGTGATTTTTATAAATTTGAAGGCACAACATACGAAGTAGGTCCCAATAGTTTAGAGTCTTTTTTGCAAAAGTTTCCTGGAGCTGAAAAAACAAATGATCCTAGCAAAATTATTACTACAGCTTTAGACCCAAGCACTATTATTCCTGATGATCAAATATTACCTGGTGATGGTATACTAACTCCAGAACAAGAAACTCAACAGAAAAAAGATGCTGCTGCTGAAAAAATAGCAAGAGACGCTTTGTTAGATATTGGAGTTACGGCAACTAGAATACCAAAGTTTGCATTGCCATACGTAACTAATTTTACCGGTGGTGCCGCTGGTCTTGTTAGTGGTATTTTTAAAAGTGTAGAAGCTACAGCTAAAAATATAGTTGGTATGTCTGCTGAAGAGCAAAGAGAAGACGGTGTAAATCCTATATCAATAGCGCTAGATAGTTTTCACGATTTTACAGATGCTTTTGATACAAAGTATTACGACGAACAAGGTAGCCGTTTGCAAGTTGATCAGTTAATAGAAAGAGGAGAATATGGTAAAGCAGCTATAATAGGTTCAGAGCAAGCGGCCGAGTCTGCGCCATCTATGATAGCTAGCGCTTATAATCCTTTGCTTGGTGGTGCTTTAATGGGTGTGTCTACCGCTGGTACAACTTATTATGATGATTTAGAAAATAGACCTGACGCTGCTATTAACGATGTTATAAAAAACTCTGTAATAGCAGGTAGTTCTGAATTTCTTACAGAGCTAGCTGGTGGATATGCGTTTAGAAGAATTGGTAAAATTGGTGAAAAACTAAAAGGAACTGGTAATGCAAGTAAAGTAGCTAAAGAATACACTAAAAGTTTTGCTAAAAAATTTATATCTAGAACTCTTACTGCTGGTATTGGTGAGGCAGCAACTGAGGGTTTAAACTCTGCCTTACAAGATTTAGGTGAAGATTGGGTTTATGATGAGGCTTTTGATAAAAAACAATTTGTTAGTAACATTATAAATAGCGTAGTTCCAGCTTTAATGTTGGGTGGTTTTGGTGGTGGTATGTCTACATTAAAAAAACAAGATCGTATGGATCTCTATAAGTTTACCGCAGATGGTAAATGGAAAAGAGAATATATGAAAATGGGCCAAGAAATATACGAAGCATCTAATGATTATAAAAATGCTGATAGCAAAGGAGTAAAAGCTATATTTAAAATTAAGCTAGATAAATTACAGAAACAAAAACAAAAACATGAGCAAGACTTGTTTGATGCTATGGACAACTTGTCTGATAAAGAGCTTACTGATAGAGCTAAAAGAATAGACAAAATAAATAAAAACGCTGGTATTGTTGGTAACAATAAATATTCACAAACAGCACAAAAAGAAGCAGAACAAGAAACTTTAAAGTTGCTACAAGAAAATTATGATACTTTAGGCCTTGAATATACTGCTCAAGATATTTCTATTGATAAAATAATAAGTGAAAGCTTAAAAGCTAGTGAAAGACTAGATCCTATGTTAAAAAAGTTAAAAGGTGTAAATAAAGAAGACCTTGAAACTCAAGTGATAAGAACAGATAAAGATTTAGAAGCTTTACCTGAAAACATAAGAAAACAAGTTGAATCTGGTGATGGTTATTTTTTAGCTAAAGATAAAGATGGTAAAGCTAAGATATATATAAACTCTAGAATAGCGGGGTTAACAGGTGCTACAAATGTAGTTGCTCACGAGCTGCTACACTATATGATTTCTAGAAAATTTAAGACTGATAACAAGTCTATGCAACCGTTTGTAGACAGTTTAAAAAATTATTTGCAAGAAAACCATAGTGAAGTTTATACTAGATTACAAACTAGAATAGATAATTTTTATAAAAATCCAGACGGTACTATAAAAGACGGCGCGTTAGAAGAGTATTTAGAAATATTTTCTGATTTAATTGCAACACAAAAAATAGATTTAAAAGAAAACGAATCAAAAGGTTTTAGAGATAACGTAAAAGATATTGTTTTAGGTTTTGGAATTGGTGAAGTTCAGCTAGATACAGCTCAAGATTTTATAAAGTTTATAAGAGCTTACAATAAAAATATAAATAGAAAAGGTTTACTTGGTAAACTTATGGGTACTAAAATACTAGATGTTAAGTTAAAAAGTGAAACTTTACAAGAAGGCACTCCGACTGAACAAACTATTAAAAAATCTATAACAGAAGATACGTTTGATAAAATAAATAATCTTATACCAGAGGATATAAAAACAAAAGATGATTTTGACAAATTCTTTAGTGATCCTACGAGAAACAAAGAGTTAGGTAAAGCTTTAGCGCCAGGCGGTTTAATAGACAATGTTGTAAAACAAAAAAGCGTTGGTGATGAATATGAAAAAACTATAGATGGTGTTAGAGATAGAGTTATGGGTTACGATCCTGCTGCAAAAAGAAAAACAGGTGATGAAACGCCTGTAACGTTTGCTGAAAGAATATTTGCTGATACTAGATTTGCTCGTATGGATGCTAGAAAAGCTTTAGCAACTAAAAAACCTACTACTACTATAGATACAAAAGAGGCTAAAGAGTTAGTTGAAGAAACAACAGTTCAAGAAGAAGATTTAAGTATAACAAAAGCTAGAAAGTTAAAAAACTTTGATATTGAACTTGAAGATGGTTTAGTAGATGCTGAAATAGAGGCAGAAGTTGAGTCTTTAATAGAACAAAACCCTAAAGACTTAAAAGAGCGTTTAGATAAATTAGTTAAAAAAGATTTTAGAAAAAAGCTTGATAACGCTGTAGGTAAAATACGTAAAACTAAAGGCAAGGTTGAAATTGATCCAGAATATGAAGCTTTTATTAGAGATGAGTACAACGAAATAGTAAACAGCTTTAGTATAGTACAAATAAGAACTACGTATAAAAATTTATTTGATCGTGAAAAAGTTGGTGTTGAAGATGTTAAAAAAATTGATCCTCAAACAGGTAAAGTAACTTATTTTAGAAAAGATAAATTTATAAATAAAATAAATAAACCTAAGTTTATAAAGTATTTTACGCAAGGTGGTTTTACAACTATAAGAGAAAGAAGAAGTAGTTTATTAACTCGTATTGCTGAGAGAAAAACAGATATAGTTATAGATAATTATATTGAAAGAAACTCAAAAGATATAAATAAAGTTGTTCAAGCTAAGTTAAGAAGTTTGTCTAGAACAGAAGACAATGCTTTAAACGAATTAAAAACTTTTGATACTATTAAATACTCTATAACCGCAGAGTTTAACGCTATTAAAGATGCTATAAAAGGAGGTAAAGAATATATAAATCCAAATTTTAAAAACTCAAAACCACAAAGTTTTGCTGATGATGGTAGAGTGTATGAACAAGCATTTGCTAATTATTTTCATAAATTAGGTATACCGGGTTTAAAAGTTGTATCAACTCGTATTGGTGAATCTGGTGGAATGGCTGATTTTGTTTTTAAAATTTTAGGAGATGTAGAAAACCATGAAATAAAAGCTGGTTTAAATCAAGTTTTTATGGGTAGTACATTAATAAGTAACTACAATCTTGAAACAGGTGAATTTACTTTAGCTAATGACGCACAACTTGGCATCGAAGGTTTAGATAGTTTAATGAAAAACGAAGTAAAATCTAAGCTAAAAAAAATAACAGATTTTGTAAACGAAGAAATAAATATTTACAACGAAAATAATAACACCAATATTAAATCTATAAATAGTATAATAAAAGGTAAGTGGAAAACAGTTGAAAATTATAATTATTTTCCTGATGAAATATATCAAAAAATTAATAAAAAGTTTGGAAATAAAGAGTTAGCCGTAAAAATAGTAAAAGATACGCCTTCAAAAAAAGGTCCTATAAGAACTAATTATTTAACTAAAGTTGATAAAGATGGTGTACCTGTTAATTCAATGACTATTTTAAATACACCGCAATTTGGTAATGCTACTTTTAGTCTTAGTGATAATTCGTTGCTTAACATGGGTAAAAAACCAGCGCCTGGACTTGAAGCAGATGTAGAAGTTAGAATTAGTGTTGGTACTTCAGGTCATAAAATGATTAATGGTGTAAAGTCTAGAAAGCTTCAAGTGCGTTTGCAACTTAAAATAAACAAACTATTAAATAAAAAAAATGATGTAATAGATATTACTAGCACAAAAGACTTTATGGATGCTACTATAAACGTAGGTATTACAAAGCCAGATATTAAGTCTATTAAAAGTTTAGAAAAAGCAAAACAATTAGCTGGTAAAAGTAGTATTTCAGCTAGAGGTATGAGTACTTTTGATTTTGATGAAACGCTTATAGATAAAGGTGAAAACTTTATAATAGCAAAAGATCCTAGTACAGGAGAAGAAGTTAAAATAAGTAGTGGTAATTGGCCGTTAGAAGGACCTAGATACGCAGAGCAAGGTTATGAGTTTGATTTTACTGATTTTGTTAACGTAAGAGGTGGTGTTGAAGGCCCTTTATTACAAAA